TTTTTTTTTTTTTTTTTTGTTTCCCATAAACTATTTTACTTCTCAAACTACCTGTTCTGTTGAAGATCTTATTTTAGATTTTATAATTTTGTTTGTTTTTCCTGAATTAGAAGAGTGCTCCTATTGTCGGAATGATATTTTCTACACCACCTATTGCATCTATCAATGGACTGATAAATGAAAAAGTAGTTGATGCTACATCATAGATGTCGCTTACAAAAGACTTGAATGTTGATCCAGGGCTTTCTTTTGATTGTGCTTTCGGTAAGGCTGATTTTACAGCAGCTAGGCCAATCGGATCAGAATCTGACTTCGTCACCGTTGGTAATAGACGCCCGGCTACTTCAAACCACCACTGTACGTCATACTCAAAAGATTGTCCGGGAGTTCCTCCTTCTATCATCACCACCATAGTGGGGGTTACTGGTAGAGGTGTGAAACCATCATTGTTTAAGTAAGCTAAGTCCTGTGATCCAGCAGGTCTGTATACAACGAAATGTTCCTTTCTATCAGCTGGCGCAGTTTGGGTTTCCCTATTCTGCAACAAATCTTGAGCCGTCGAGCCATTCGCAATCTGATAGTTATTAGGGTGCCTATACTCAATAAAGCGCCCAGAGCGTGATATCTCTGAGCCCATATATCGGCATTTAACACCACAGCCAACTACTCGAAATTGATAGCCGTCAGGATTCCAACTTGACTGTAACAACGAAGTGTCACTTTGTCCAGCTCCTAGTCCGGTTGTTCCACCAACAGACGTATAAGCTTGCAACGCGTATGTAGCACCAGTGTAATAGACAGAGAAAGTTCCTCCTCCTGTCCACACACCTGTGTACGGATTTACGGCTACAAACCCAACACCTTGAGTTCCTATAGTAAAAGTTCCACGTGCTTGGGCACCAAACTTATAAGAAGGTAATACTACTTGATCTGGTATACATGGGGGCATATCCACCGCCCATGGGTCCATCAAAGCTTGCGCATACAACATAGAACACTGTGACAGTGATCCCATAGTATGTTTTGGCTTTCCGGACGCATTAGTATTTTGCCCACTTTTAAATCTAGCTCTAGCCTTCGCATGTTTCTTAGCTCCTCCTGCCATAGCAACTGAGATCTTATAATCATCATAACGTAAGCGCTTATCCTTTTCAGGTATTCCACCCAATTTCGACGCCTTCTTAGCGCTCCAATCTTTGTAACTTAATATGTTTTTTATTATACCCTATATTGCATGCACCCGGCATCTCATGGGCTAATAGATGCCATAAAAAACGTTCACAGTTTCTTGACATTCCACTTTCTAGGCCTGTATAAAAGCCAAATAGTTGCATTACTGATGGTACTCCAGCGGCAACAAATGATCTGATTGTGGTGTCCTTACTCGTTGCAAACTTATTAAGCAAACTCTGATAATAGAGTGCGACGTCTGGAAAGATATCGGTCCCAAAGCTTAAAACTGTGAGAGCGAAAACTTTACTAACATACTGTGCAGTTGTCGTTTTCTTATACTCATATAAGATCGAGTGTAAGATCTTGGCTGAATCATATTCTGGTATCCAATATCGATTCATCCTCCGGAAGTGAAAACCGAGGAAGGAAAGCTCCCGCATGGGATGCTCAAAACCTCCTACAAAAAACTTCAACGTCATATTCAATTTTCCTGCGGTTCTATCTAAAAAATCCCTATCGACTAGTAGCTTATACTTCTCAGTACACCCGTGAATTTCATCATCTCCGAACAAATAAAAAGATACCTCTTGTAGCAGGTCATCTAAATCAGTTCTCGGATCTATTTCACACATCATAAAAATCCATATAAGCATCCCAGCCAGAATATTGTCGATAGTCGTATTAGCACTGCCAGAATTATTGCCCCACCATTTCTCAAAAACGTCACCTTCGTGATCCTTAATATGAGATATGACTGTATCATT